GGCGTACAGGTTAAGATTCCATATGAAACTGGTATGGATCCTTACAGTGGACTAGTAGACTTGTTTGAAAAACAAGGACTTCTTACACAACAAGGCAACAGACTAAAGTTTGTTAACAGTCGTAACGAAGAAGTATTACACTATCGTAAAGACTGGACAGGCGAAAATCTTCAACTCGTAATGGACGACTTTTCCAAGATTAGGCATAAGTACGAAGATGCTGTAGAACCGACTGACGAAGAAGCGGAAGAAGCATCAACTACAACTATCGAGGAAAAAACAAGTGACGGAAATGAGTGAAGATCAATTAATTGACCTTTGGGATATTTTTTCAGAATATGTCCCAAAGGCAAATAAAGAACAATTGGCTATGCAGTATGTAAAGTGGTGCCAAGACAACGGAGTCGACGAAGATGTTCTTTATGCTGTAGGTTCTGAAGACCCTTATTTAGAAGAAGCAGTAGAAGACCTACAGGGTAAACGTGGCGACGAAGTTGAAGATTGGGACGAAGACGACTATAGCAGTGACGATGAAGAGTGGGATTAAATGAATTGGTATTCTAGGATTACTCAAGATATTGCAAACATTCCAAACGCAATTCTTTGGTACGAAGGTGAACTAAATGAAGCACGTAAGGAAACAAAACTGTTTGGCAACTTGGAAAAGCAAGCCGCAAACTTGCCTGGAATAGTTGAAGAACGTTTTGGTCAACTGCAAGAGATTGAAGCAATTCTAGAATACCTAAACATTGAACTACGCAGAACAAGAAGCAAGTTCTTTAAACAATATCTTGAAAACTATCAACGAGCATTAAGCAGTCGTGACGTAGAAAAATACGTTGACGGCGAAGCAGATGTTGTTGATTTTGAAAAAATTATCAACGAGTTTGCACTGCTACGTAACAAATGGTTAGGTGTTATGAAAGGTATTGACATGAAGCAATGGCAAATCACAAACATTACTAAACTGCGTGTAGCAGGAATGGAAGACGCATCCATATAATTTTCACACAATAATATACGCACATAAATAGTACTATGAAACAGAAAACCATAGTACTTGTAACCGGCGGATTTGATCCTATACACAGTGGTCATTTAGCCTATCTTGAGGAAGCAAAAAAGTTAGGTGACGAACTTTGGGTAGGACTTAACTCTGATGCTTGGCTCACACGCAAAAAAGGCAGACCATTTATGCCTATTAATGAGCGTGTTGAAATAGTAAAAAGACTCTACATGGTAGATGCTGTTATCGACTTTGATGATTCAGACGATAGTGCATGTGGAGCAATTTTCAAAACAAAAAGTCTAAATTCATTAGACAATAAAATCATATTTGCAAACGGTGGCGATAGAACACATCAAAACATTCCAGAAATGCTTACATATGGTGACGATCCTAATGTAGAATTCAAATTTGGTGTTGGCGGCAATTTAAAAAAGAACAGTTCAAGTTGGATACTTCAAGAATGGAAAAACCCTAAAGTAGAAAGACCATGGGGTTGGTATAGAGATCTATACACTATTGGCACAGGTATTAAAGTGAAAGAATTAGTTATTGAACCAGGCAAAAGTTTATCAATGCAAAAACATTTTAAAAGATCAGAAATGTGGTATGTATTGAAAGGCATGTGTAAATGTAAAACAGAACACAACGGAATACAAGATGATGTAACACTGCAACCGTTACACAAAGGTTATGATATAGGTGTAGAAGTATGGCATCAAGGTTATAATCCATTTGACGAAGCCTGTCATATTTTAGAAGTACAACACGGAGAATTATGCGTTGAAGAGGATATTGAACGCAGAGAGGAATACAAATGAACACTGTCTATATAGGTTACGATAGTAGAGAAAAAATTGCAAGTGATGTATGTGAATATTCACTGCGTCATACTACAGAAGAAGCACTTAAAGTAAACTATCTCAAACTTAACGAATTAAAACAAAAAGGCATTTACACTAGAGGTGAAGATACATTAGGATCAACAGAATTTACATTTAGTAGATTTTTAATTCCTTACCTACAAAATTATAAAGGTTGGGCATTATTTTGTGATTGTGATTTTTTATGGTTAGAAGATGTAGATAAAGTATTTGCACAACGTGACGACAAATATGCAGTCATGTGTGTACATCATGACTATACACCTAAAGAAGGTGTAAAGATGGACGGTAAGCAACAAACACTATATCCAAGAAAGAATTGGAGTTCAATGGTGCTATGGAATTGCGGACATCCAAGCAATAGACAAGTTATTCCTGAAATGGTAAACAAAGAAACAGGCAAATTTATGCACAGATTTAGTTGGCTTAAAGATTCTGAAATCGGTGCAATTAGTCATGAGTGGAATTGGTTAGAGGGTTGGTACAAAGAACCACAAGACGGAAAACCAAAAGCAATACATTTCACTGAAGGCGGTCCGTGGTTTAAAAACTGTCAAGATGTAGATTATGCTGACCTGTGGATTAATACAGCAAACAAAACAGGTACAGAATGGTCTCCGTTGTAGCATTAAAAGGAGCAATAAAAAATGTGTCCGGTGCTCTTGCCAAAGGGTTAGCAAAGCATGGAGATAAATTCGAAGTAATAGAATCTTTTGATCTTCCGCACCAAGCAGATGCTTATATTCAAACCAATCTTCTAAAACCTAAAATTGATAATGGCTGGCAAGGTCCTATGTATAGATTTATTCGCGACAGTGGCAAGCCGTATCTTGTAAATGAATCTGCAAGTTTTCGAAGACACATGCACTGGACTAGACTAGGTTGGTATAGTTACAAATGGACAGAAGGTGTTTTTGGAAATGAAAACAGTCCGGGAGATAGATGGAAAAAATTTCAAGAAGCAAGTGGTGTACAGTTAAAAGATTGGCACAGTCCAGGTGATTCTATTATAATAATGGGTCAAAAAGAAGGAGATAGTAGTCTACTAAATTTGTATAAAGATTATAATAGTTTTTATGATTGGGCAGAACAAATAATTTTACAAGTTACAAAATATACTGATAGGCCAATTATACTTCGTCCACATCCAAGAAACTTGAGTAGAGGTACAAAATTATCAAATAAATTACGAAACAAGTATCCTAAACTTAAGATTAGTGTAAGTGAAAATACAGATAGTTTAGCAGATTATCTTCCAGATGAAAAAAATGAAAATAAAGCAGACGGCCTATATCAAGACCTAAAGAAAGCACATTGCGTAATTACATATAACAGTTTAAGTGCAATTGAATCTATATGTGAAGGAATACCTACATATGCATTTGAAGATGGTAGTATGATTTGGCCTATTAGACAGACGGATTTGGCGAATATTGAAAACTTAAATTATAATATAGATAGAACACAATGGAGTTATGATATTGCCTATACTCAATGGACTCAAAGAGAACATGCTACTGGAGAAAGTTGGGCACATCTTAAACCGTTAATTTTTGGAGATAAGAATGCGTAAATTTGCTTGTATTACAACCTTTAATCAAGACTACTATGATTCAATGGCAAACAAAATGGTAGAAACTTATTTGCAGTTTTGGCCTGAAGATGTTCCTTTGTATTGTTACACAGAAGATATGCAGTTACCTTTAAGTTCTCCTAAATTAAAAGAAATAGATGTATATGAGGCTTGTGGTCAACCACTTAAAGAATATTTAGATTACATCGGAACACATTATAGTAGAGGGTTTGCATACAAAGCATTTTGTTGGGTACATGCGTGTAAAACACTAGATGTAGATCAAATTATATACCTCGATGCTGATAGTGTAACTTATAGACCTATTACAAAAGAATGGATAGACAGCATACTAAAAGAAGACGAACTAGTTGCATACATGGGTGTAACTATGCACAAAGGTAAATGGGCAGGAACTAATAAACAACATGCCGATAGTGGCATATATTGGTTTAATAAAAATCATTCATACGCAGAAACGTTTGTAAACAGATATGAAAACATATACCTTACAAAAGAAGTTAAAACTGATAATGTACGTTTTCCTAAACCAAACGATGCTTATGTTTTAGCAGATTGCGTAACTGACGCACTTGATAATAATGTAAAAATTGTAGATTTTCATCCACAACGCACAGCACATAGTCCGCTAAAAGAAACTGTGTTAGGAAAATATTTTAGACATTTTAAAGGTGCTAGAAAGAAAGATCCAAAAATGGACAACTACATTGAAAAGATTACAAGTGGTGCAGAACGTAAGGATCTTGATAAACAAGAAAAGAAAAATAAAAAACACGGTAAACTAAAAGAGTTACCTAATACATTTAGGACATGGAAACAATGAACTTTCAATTGCCTTACAGTGAAAAACATTACAGTCAATCAGACGAAGATGGTATAATATTACATATGGTTAAGGCCTTAACTTCACCTAATAATAAATGTGTAGAAATAGGTTGGGGTTGTGATAAAAAATCACCACTACCTGTTGCTATCAACTGTACACAAAATTTAGTGCAAAACCATAACTATCAATGCACTGCTTTTGATATGAGAAAACAAGGAGCAATTCCTATGAATGTAGATTTCCATAGAATGCGTGTTACACCAGATAGTTGTCAAGATATTGTTAAACTATTTGACAACAACGTTGATGTTTTTAGTTTAGATATTGATAGTTATGATTATGAAGTTATGACTAAACTAATTTCATTAGGGTTTAGACCTAGCGTAATTTGTGCTGAAATAAACAGACAGTTTGGCTATGAACAAGTAGGATCTTTTCCTTATATCGACGGTTGCAAAAATTACACTAAACAGATTTGGCACGGTGTAAGTTATAAAAAATATAGAAATTTCTTTGAAAGCATTGGTTATAAATTTTTTACTTTAAGCAGTAATAGTGTAAATGTTTTCTTTTATGATCCTACAAGGGTAGATGAATCTTTATTATCAGAAGATAGACTTGATAGTAATAAACGTTATGGAAAACTTTTAGAAAGTTTTAAACAAAAAATTAGTGAAGATCCTTTTTGGAAAAATTATGTAAATGAAATAATGCAGTAGAAAGAAGCGTAATGATACCAAACAAACACATGACAAAACAATCAAATGCTTGGGAAGGCGGAACTAAATTTTTAGAATTACTTGCGCCTAGGTCAGTCATACTTGATGTTGGTAGTGGCAAACACGAAACTCATGCTATTAGATTTAGAGAAGCAGGACATATTGTAGAAACTTGCGACTATCATAAATCAGCAACCTACCAAGGATTGTTTCAGGATTTTAAATTTACAAAACAGTTTGATGCTATATGGAGTGCTCATTGTTTAGAACATCAACCTAATCCTAATGATTTTCTCAAACGTATATTTTCTATACTTAAAGAAGGCGGACTATTATGTATAACTGTTCCTCCACTTAAAGAAGAAATCGTAAGCGGACACATTAATTTGTATTATCCAGGATTGGTATTGTATCAATTAGTTCTAGCAGGATTTGATTGTAGTGAAGCAAAAATAAAAACATACGGATACAACATAAGTGTAATTGTAAAAAAGAAATCTTTTGCTATGCCACAATTAAAATATGATAAGCCAGACTTAAGAACTCTTAAAGAATTTTTTCCTAAAGGTTTAAATTGGAACGAAAGAGAAATAGGATTTAACGGCATAATTGAAGAGATAAATTGGGCATGATATTTTTAAGTAAAAACGGTACAGACGAATATGTTAATATGTTTGCTGAAGGTTGCAATGCTAAACCAACTTCAGATAAAACATTTGATTACGATGCAACTGCTCCACAACCCATAGTACTCCGTGGAATTCTCAAACACAAAATTATGAAACAATGTTGGGAAGATGAGCGTGATTTCTATTATATGGACAGTGGGTATTTAGGCAACTATAAGTCGTCAATTAATCCTAACGGATGGAAGTGGTTTCATCGTATTGTTAAAAACGATTTGCAACACAATCAAATAGTTGATCGTCCGAGTGATAGATGGGAAGCACTGAAGTACAAAATACCAAAATGGAAGAAAGATGGACGCAACATTCTTGTTGTAATGCCTAGTGAAAAGCCGGCAAAGTTTTACGGTATTGATATGGAACAATGGCGTGAAGAAACAATCAACACACTAAAACAACACACAGATCGTCCGATAGTAGTACGTGAAAAAGCAAGTCGACCTGAACGTATTATAAAAACAATTTATGAAGAATTAGACAATGCTTATGCTGTTGTAACTCTTCAAAGCATAGCGGCAACTGAAGCAGTATTATATGGTGTTCCTGCTTTTGGTTTAGCACCCAATGCTAGTACCCCTGTGGCACTAGATGACATAACTAAAATTGAAACACCGTACTATCCAGATAGTGATTTAGTTTATAAATGGGCCTGTCATTTAGCATATGGACAATTTCACATACAGGAACTTTACGACGGAACAGCAAGGAGAATACTTTATGATCAAAATTAAAATTTTTATGTTAACAGGACAAAACAATGGAGAGAAGGATGTTCTTCGTGCATACTATCGTGGAATAGTACAACACTATGGTAGCATGTTTGGTGGAGATGTAGAAATAAATGACATTAACCAAACGAAAATGGTCAAAGAAATTAAAAAGAACGGTGTTGATATTAGTTTAGATTATAACGAAGATCCTGGTGAAGATTGCGATGTTGGTGTAATTTTTGGTAGTGCCAAACCAAGAGATAATATGCATCATAGAGTCCGTAACGCTGTAATTGAAAAAGCAAAAAATTATATTATTATAGAAACACCATTACTTGCAAGAAGTATTGTAAAACAAAGCAATCATGAATATTATCGTATAGGATTAAATGGTTTTTTAAACGGACAAGGTGAATTTAATAATGAAAACAGTAATGCGGAAAGATTAAAAACTTATGGTGATTTATATAATACATGGAATGGTTGGAAAGACAACAGTAGCGGACATATCTTAATATTACTCCAACTACCTGGTGATGCAAGTTTACGTGATAGTAATCACGGAGAATGGTTATTAGATACTGTTGAACAGATTAGAAAGATTACACAAAGGAAAATTATGATTCGCTTTCATCCTGCTATGAGTGAAAAAGGTCATGAAAACTTTTTTGGCGATGTAGGAAAGATTGTATTTAAAAACTATAAAGAAGTTCACTGGAGTGATGGTATTGATAGAACATTACAGCAAGATTTAAAAGAGGCAAAAACTTGTGTAACTTACAGTAGCGGTAGTGCAATTGATAGTGTTGTTTATGGTATTCCGACTATTGCTATTGACGAAGGAAACTTTGCATATCCTATTTGTAGTAAGAGCATAGATGCTGTAGAAAATCCAATTAAAGCAGAAAAGGAAACAGTTATGCAATGGTTACAAGATTTATCATACTGCCAATGGAATAGAGCAGAAATGGCAAATGGTAGAGCATGGGTTCATATATACTCAAAAATTGTTGAACTAGTTGGTAAGCCGGTGCCTGAAGAAAAATGAAAGTTATAAGTTATCTAAAAGGAATTCCAGGCAGTAATAAAAATCCAGAAAAGCCTGAAGTTTTAAAAAGATTTGTACAAGGCGTTCAAATACACAATGACGTAGGAATTGCACACGACGGTGGATATGTACCAAGTGATGTTGCAGTATTACAAGGTTATGTACACGAAGATAGTCCTAATACACCTCATCTAATTCTACGAAAGCAAGTGTTAGATGAACAAGCAAGACGCAATAGACGAACTATAATAGTTGACAGTAATCTCTTTTTATATCTTGATAAACAAAATACTAGAAGATACTTAAGGTATAGCATGGATGGTGTATTTCCTACTACAGGAAATTATTTTTGGGACGATCCAGACCCTGCACGTTGGAATAAATTAAAAAAGGATCTCAATGTAAATGTAAAGCCGTGGAGAGATAATGGTAAACATATTTTAATGTGTTTGCAAAGAAATGGTGGTTGGTCAATGAAAGGCATGGACAACCAAGATTGGGCAAGAAGTATGATCGAACGTATTAGACAATACAGTGATCGCCCGATTATTATTCGAGGACATCCCGGTGATAGACGTGCTGGAAAATATTTAAATCCTGCAGAACGTGCTTTTAAATTACACGGTCTAGATAATGTGCATATAAGCGATCATAGAAATAGAAGTTTACAAATGGATCTTGCAGGTGCATGGTGTACTGTAGTTTACAATAGTAGTCCTGCGGTTGCTAGTGCAATTGAAGGTGTTCCAATATTTGTTGATGACCCTGTGGATTGCCAAGCACAAGATGTTGCTAATACAGAAATTTCAAATATAGAAAAACCTGATTTATTTGACAGGGAACATTGGTTACAAAAATTAAGTATGTGTCATTGGAATTTTGAAGAATTAAGTTCCGGGGAAGCATGGGCACATATGAAAAAATACGTGTAATTATTTTAACACACCGTCTTCGAGTTTATCTATAATACTTGTATCTAAAAAACGTATTGCTTGTTTCCGTTTATTACGTTTGCATTTAGTATCTAACTGATATACGTTTTCAATTTCATCTACTGCTTGTGCAACACCTTCAATTATATAATCATCAAAAATTACTACAGGTGTTTCACTTAACATACTATAATCGTGTTTTACAATTTCGTAGTTATGTCCACCATCAATAAAAGCAAAATCATATTTTTGTGGAGTGTCTAATACTTTAGTTGTGTCACCTTGAATTAATCTATAATTGAATTGATTAGGGTACTTTTCACGTAAAGATTTTAATTTTGCACTTGCTACACCAAATCGGCCAGTGCCTTTGCCATTATGTCCTATCTTGTGCGTTTCGTCATTTGCTTCTTCAAACAAATCATATCCTGTGTAGTCAACCTCTAATCCCATTTGCAAAAGATACTCGCACATTTGCCCTGCACTCTTTCCATCATGTGTTCCAATCTCACAAATACGTTGTGGCTTTACAACATCAAATACTTTATAAAAATTTTCTATTAATGGTCCCTTCATCGTACTGTCTTCCAATAATCTTCGTGTCTTTGTACTTTAAGATCTTTGCGTTTGCTTTGACCTTCACGTTTTCTATCACCTTTCATGTGATCAAAATACGAACCTAATTCGCTATTAATAAGCGGATGCCCTTCGCCTTGAATTCCGCTACTAATGTCTTTGTTTTTTACACCGTATTCAGTTTCGTGCCAACGTCTTACTACATCATAGATATAACTATCATGCCATTCTTTTTCTTTAAAGATGCCGTTTTCTGCATCATCATACATACGCTGGAATTCGTCAACAAACTTATCACAGTGTTCATGATTTAAATTAAGTGTATACCAACCGCATTCTGTATACTTTGGACCTCTACCTAAAAAGCAAGTAAAAACATCTTCAGGAACAAACTTTTCTAAAAAACTTATTGACATTGGACTGTGTACATAACTATCTGCGTCCATCCAAATTAGTACATCTGCACCATCTTCTTTTGCACGTCTAGCCGCATCACATACTGCATAAACTTTATTACAAAACTTAATAGCGTCCCATTTAAATGCTTTACGAGCATCTAATCTTTTCTTGTCTGGACCCATGCCGTTTGCTCTTGGATCATTTAGATATTTCTTTTTAAACTCTACCATTTCTGGAAGTGTTTTTTCATGATCTAATACTTTTATAGTTCTTTTTGTTTTGCGTGATATCGGTGTGCAACGTTCAGCGTAAATGTAAAGATCAATTTCAGTTGGCATACGATCATCAAAACTATTGATCATTCGTTGCCCGTATAACTGTAATCCTTGCTGATTAAACGTTGTAAGTACAGCAAATTTGCGTGACATCTAATAACTCCATAAATAACATTAACTACGTATATTTAGTGTAATGGAGTAACCTGCAAATGATCTTCGGTATGTTTAATGAATTTGGTGCTATGAATAGTGTACCTGTATTTGGTGCATTTCAAAGCAGTCTTGACCGAGCAGGAATTCCATGGACAAAAAATATTGACATGTGTAATGTTGCTGTTATTTGGAGTGTGTTGTGGCATGGAAGAATGGCACGTAATAAAGATGTTTGGGAACATTGCAAAAAGAATAACAAACCTGTAATAGTATTAGAAGTAGGCGGAATACTTCGTAATCAAAGTTGGAAAGTTGGTATAGGTGGAATCAATAACGAAGCATACTTTGGTAACCAAAGCACTAGTTCTGTCAATCAGTGGTTAAGACAAACTTCTCAATATAGGCAAAAAAGATTTGGAATTGAATTGTTACCATGGAAACAATCTAGTAACGAAAAGTATATTTTAATTTGTACACAACATAATAAAAGTCATCAGTGGAGGAAAATGCCTCCTGTTGAACAATGGCTTGACGATAACATATCTAAAATTAGGCAATATACAAAACGTCCTATACAGATTAGGCCACACCCTAGATCACCGTTATCGATTTCTATAGTTAATAACCTAAATAATAAATTTGGTAATGTTGGATTTGATCAACCAATTAGATATCAACAAACCTATGACGAATACAATTATGATAGTGCATTAGATAACGCTCATTGCGTTATCAGTCATAGTAGTAATCCAGGATTACAGGCAATAATAGCAGGTGTACCTGCTTTTGTAAGTAAAGATAGTTTAGCACTTCCTGTCGCTAATACAGACTATAGTATTATAGAAAATCCAAAAAGACCTGATAGAACACGTTGGTTTAATGAGTTATTATATACAGAATACTTTATAGATGAAATTGCTAACGGCCTGCCATTGGTAAAATTACTTCCAAAATTAGAAAAATTAGTTCTTGCTCAATAATATATTTGGTGCTATAATATAGCATAAACTAGAGGTATCTTTCATGCATCAAAATTCTATAGAGAATACAGTCGAAGATTGTGTAATGTTTCTTGCTAACGAGGGACCATACCTATTTGGTAATACTGTAAGCATAGATCAGTATGATCAAACTATCTTGTCTAGTATAGGAAGGCAATTAGGAAACGGAAATCCTTTTACTCAAAAACAAAGTAAAATAGGACTACGTCTTGTAAAAAAATATTCTAGTTTGTTAATTGACAATGGCTTTGATGCAAACACTGTACTTAACGAAGAAATTTTTAAATGGCCTTTTAGAGTTATTGATCGTACAAAAAGTCTTTATATAGACGGAGAACAAATTGTAATCAAAAGTCCTTTTATTGCAGACATTGTCAACAAAGTAAAGAAAAGAAAACATCCTAGTTATTGTAAAGGTGAATATCAAAGTGAAACAAAAGAGTGGGCGTTTGATTACAACGAACCTAATGTTGAATTCCTAGTAAATCTAGTCAAAGGAATGAACTTTAACATTGATCAAAAAATTAAAGAGGACTTTGATAAAATTAAGGAACTAAAAAGAAATGCTCTCGAGCATTATCCAATGCTTGTAAAGAAAATGGAAGGCTATGTATACAACGATACTGTAATTGAATATGAAGATCCAAGACGTGCAGTTATGAAGGCTAAACTACAAGGCTGTACTGTGTTTGATGATAGTGTAGTAAGTCTTTTGAATCAAAAAAATCCAATTGATAAAATTTTACTAGGGGACAGTAGAAATTGGTACATAAATTCTAGTATTCATCACTATTTGGCAATATTTCCGTTGATTAACACTGTAGATCAGTGTATAATTATGTGTAGTAGTAATGAAGTTGATAGGCTAAAAAGTATTGTAGAAAACTTATTTGCTAATGGATTTAAATCTAGCGACATAAGTGTTATGTTTAGATTTAAGAACAATAAGGAATGGTTTGACGGAAACAAATATATTAAAAATACAGGCATTAATACATTTAAGCCTGATAACAAAATTTTTATTATTAATGAAAAGATGCCAAAACCGTTGATACAAAATAACATTGATTCACAGTTAGTTATTTGTGATTTGCCTACACAACCTAGTCACTACAAAACACAGGCTTGGTTAGAAAACAAACCAACTGTGATATATTATTGTGGTAGTAAACCATCAGGAGTAGAAAACTGTGCCGACGTGTAAACTAGTAATTAAAGACGAAGTAAACGTAAAGTTTGAAGGACTTGATTTAGAAATGCGTAAAGCATTAACTAATAAATTCAAGTACGACATTCCTTATGCACGTTACTTACCAGCATATAAACTAGGACGATGGGATGGCAAAGTAAGTTTCTTTGGACTAGGTGGAACAACATATATTAGTATGCTTGAAGACGCACTTCCTTTTTTAGAACAGAAAGGTTGGTATGTTGAAGTTGAAGATCATAGAGAAACTAGAAGTTTACAGTTTACAAACATTACAGAAAACTATTGGAAGGATCAAGGTGCAGTATGGCCTAAAGGACACGTAGCAGAAGGACAACCTATTGTATTGCGTGACTATCAGGTTGAAGTTATTAATAACTTTATCAGCAATCCACAAAGTCTACAAGAAGTTGCTACCGGTGCAGGTAAAACAATTATCACAGCAACATTGAGTCATATTTGTGAACCATACGGTAACACAATAGTAATTGTACCTAACAAAAGTCTTGTTACACAAACTGAAGAAGATTATGTAAATGTAGGACTTGATGTTGGTGTATACTTTGGTGATAGAAAAGAACTAGGACACAAGCATACTATTGTTACTTGGCAAAGTCTTAATGTGCTAGACAAGAAATCAAAGAACCACGAAGCCGCACACACACTAACAGAGTTTTTACAAGATGTACGCACAGTAATTGTTGACGAAGTACACCAAGCAAAAGCAGATGTGCTTAAGAACTTGCTTACACAAAACTTTGCACATGTTCCTATTCGTTGGGGACTAACAGGCACTATACCAAAAGAACAGTTTGAATTCCAAGGCATCAAGGCAGGACTAGGCGAAGTAATTAATCATATTTCTGCACACGACTTACAGCAGAAAGGTGTACTAGCAAACTGTCATGTTAATATTGTACAGACGGATGATGTACAAGAGTTTAGCAACTATCAAGAAGAACTAAAATATTTGGTTACAAGTGAACATCGTATTGATTGGATAGGTAAACTCGTAGACAAAATTAAAGACTCCGGCAATACATTGATTCTAGTTGATCGTATTTCAGCAGGTAAAATGTTAGAAGAAAGATTAGAAAACTCTGTGTTTGTATCCGGAGAAACAAAGGGTACTGATAGAAAGGAACACTATGACTCAATTAAAGATAGCACTAATAAAATTATTATCGCAACGTATGGAGTTGCGGCTGTGGGAATTAATATTCCTCGCATTTTTAATCTCGTCCTTATTGAGCCTGGCAAGTCTTTTGTAAGGGTTATACAAAGTATAGGCCGAGGAATTCGAAAAGCAGAAGACAAGGATTTTGTACAAATTTGGGATATCACAAGCAGATGTAAATTTGCGAAGCGACACCTAACACAACGTAAGAAATATTATAAAGAAGCGAACTATCCTTTTACAATAGAAAAGATAGCAATCGATTAGGAGAACATATGCAAATACTTACATTAGAAAATAAACACTTTGATTTACAAACATTACCTAAAGAAATTACAACCGACTTACGATACAGTGTATTAGATAATTCAGATCCAAAAGATCCTGATTACTTTTTTGTACCTTTAATTTATTTAGAAAGTTTCTCCTCGCCTGCTGTTGTTTTACAGATAGGTAATAAACAGGTACAGATGCCATTAGAATGGAGTATGATAATAGGCAGTGAAGACGCTGGCGATTTAGAAGTTTTACCATTAACAAGTTTAAATGATAGAGGATTTGATGCATTTACATTTAATCCATTAACAAGCAGTAGGCCGGAGTTTTTGCCAGTTGATGTAATTAATGTATATCAGGATGTTAAATTTTATTTTCCTAAACTGAAAAATGGACAACTGCTTACTACTCCAATTGATAAAGGATCAAATCCAAGATGTGCGTTTTTTGTAAAGGAAATTTCACGACAAAGTGAAGTATTAGATTATAGCCTTGTATGGTAAGGAGAAAGGAATGACAATGAAAGCAGGAAAAATATGGGGACAAACAGAACTAATACATGCTAACGGTGTATTGGAATTTCATCGTATTGAATTTAAGAAAGGGTTCAAATGTTCAGAACATGAACACAAGTACAAGTGGAATGGCTTTTTTGTAGAGTCAGGAAAAATGATTGTGCGTGTTTGGCAAGACGACCAAGAAGGTTTAGTTGATGAAACAATTTTAGGTCCTGGAGAATTCACACAAGTAAAGCCTGGAAAGATTCATCAGTTTGAAGGCGTTGAAGACGGTGTAGCATTTGAACTATACTGGGCAGAGTTTAATCATGATGATATTGTGAGACGTACAGTAGGCACAAAGGTTAAGTAATGTTAAATTTTAAAACCAATAAGGATTTAGAGATTACATTTTGGAGTGTAGTTGATGGACTTGAGAAAATAGTTCCTATTAAACGTGCTACTGAATACTTGCCTAGTTGGTTTAAGAACATGCCACAGTTTAGCGGTGTAGGTGATCCACGTATAGAAGATCAAGGAACATTTAGAAGATGTCCTGCTATAGTTGATATGTTTTCAAATGCATTTGTAGTACCTTTATGGTGTGATTTAGAATTAGAAATTACAGAACAAGGATTTAGATTCAAGGCAAGTAATCCTGAATTTGTGTTTGAAGGACATCATAAAGCACAGTTTTTAGATCATGTAAAAACAGATTATACATTTATTCTGAAAGCAGTTTGTCCTTGGAAAGTAAAAACACCGCCGGGATATAATGTGTTACAGTTACCAATGTTCTATCATTATGATCAACCATTTGACGTATTGCCAGGTGCGATATACAGTGATATACATCATGCAATGAATCAACAAATGGCCATCAAAGGATATGGACGTTTTAGTATAGCAAAAGGTACACCGTTAGCAATGTACATGCCTGTAAAAAGAGATAACTTTAAATTAAACGTAAGTGAAAATACTGATGAACTTAAACAGGTATATAAGTTAAATGAACTTAATATAAAAAGTAAGTTTACTAATGCTTACAGAGATATGAAAAAGCGTTATCTAAAGGAATAATGGTTAAGATATACGAATCACCTGACGGAGGAAAGACTGTGTTTGAAAGAGACACAGAAACAGGCGATCGAGTCTGTATCGAAAAAGAACAACACCCCGACTGGCATATTGATCCTTACGATTTTGATTTAATAATGGAAATGGCAAATGATGGAAATAAAACCTTGCAAAATTTATTAAAAGAAGTTAAACTAATATTTAATTTAAGTTATACAGAGGAATAGCATGGCAGAAAAGAAAAAGTTTTTAGATCTAAAAGCAATGTTAAGTGCTGTGGATCGTCGTGATAAAGAATGGTATAATAAATTAAGCGACGACGATAAAAAGTTATTTGCACCTTTTATCGCTATGCGTTATGTAAGCAACGTAAAAGGAGATAAGTTCTTTCAAGAACATTATTTAGAAATGTGTAATGAGTTTGTTAATAGACATCATTGGTCTTTATCAAAAAATCACAAAGGCTTACTATGGAAACTTATGGCAATGTGCGGTGCTTATGAAAATTTTTTCCATCAGTATCTTGCGGCACCTAAAAAGCAAACAAAGAATAAATTTACACAAACGCTATTAGACAAAAATCCAAATATGAAGTTTGAAGATGCAGAATTATTATCAAGTATTATGTCAAAGAAAGAACAAAGCGAATATATTAAAGACCATGATCCAAACTCTTGAACAACCACATAACTGTGTACACTGCGGTAAAGCGTTTCAAAAAGAGAAAACTCTTATGGCTCATATGTGTGAACCTAAACGTAGATACTTGCAGAAAGATGAGAAGCGTGTACAAGTTGGATTCCTTGCGTTTAATAAGTTTTATACACTAGTACAACGCTCAAAAGAAAAAACATATGCAGAGTTTTGTAAGAGCAGTTACTACAATGCTTTTGTAAAGTTTGGCAGTTTTGTTTCAAACATCAATCCAATATATCCTGAAAAGTTTATTGACTTTGTGATCAAGTCAAATGTTAAACTAGATCACTGGTGTCGTGACGAACTATACGACACATATCTATTTGAAATGCTTAAAGTTGAACCAACTGAAGCCGCACTAGAACGTAGTGTTAAAACTATGTTAGAGTGGGCAGAAAAACAAGAAGCACAATACAACGATTACTTCAGATACTGTAATCTTAATAGAGCAGTAAATGATATTAGAAACGGACTAATTAGTCCTTGGTTATTACTGAATTCTAAAACAGGAAAAACAATGTTAAGTAACTTTAATGATGAACAACTAGCAATTATTGAACCTGTATTAGATATACCTTACTGGAATAGGCAATTCAAAGCCAAGCCAGCAGACGTTGAACTAACAAAAGAAATAATCAAGGAGGCACACATTGACTGATACAGACAGATATACAATCGTAAGCAATATGCGTAATGGTGAACCAATTGATCGTATATATGGCGGCGGAGCATTGCGTTTAAGACTTATCCAAAAAGATGGTACAGAATATACTGGTAACATTACCAAAAAGTCTATTATAGTAGACGGCGTAAATGGTAAATTTAAATCGTACATTTATATAACAGATGATAAAAGAACATTTGACAGAAGCGGACTTCCAGTATATAATATAGATACAGTTGAACTAGAAGAGGAGCAAGAAGATGCTACACAAGATTAGTGATTTTTGTAAAAAGATAGATTCAATTAGAT